AGCACTTGCTGACCGTCCTGGTCGAGATAGCAGGTTAATCTTAGTAACAGCGATAACACCAACACCTGCTGGTGAAGGTAAAACTACCACAACTATTGGCCTAGCAGATGGCTTACGTAAGTTAAACTACAAGTCAATTGTATGTTTACGTGAACCTGCGCTAGGTCCAGTGTTTGGTATGAAAGGTGGAGCCACAGGTGGCGGCTATGCACAAGTAGCACCAATGGAAGACATTAACCTACACTTTACAGGTGACTTCCACGCTATTGCCTGTGCTCATAATTTACTAAGCTCAATGATAGACAATCACTTACATTGGGGCAATGAATTAAACTTAGACACTAACAAGATCGTTTGGCGTCGTGTAAGTGAAATGAATGACCGTAGCCTGCGCAGTACTGTGGTGGGACTAGGTGCGCATAATAGTGTTACCCGTGAAGAAGGATTTGACATTGTGGTAGCAAGTGAAGTAATGGCTATCCTATGTCTAGCAGAAGACTTTAAAGACCTAAAGCGTCGGTTGGGAAAGATCACAGTGGGTTATACTCGTGATAATAAACCTGTTACAGCTAAGGACTTAAAAGCACATGGTGCTATGGCTGCACTATTAAAAGACGCAGTTAAACCTAACCTAGTGCAGACCTTAGAAGGTACTCCTGCACTTGTACACGGTGGTCCATTTGCCAACATAGCACATGGATGTAACAGTGTTATTGCTACTAAGCTGGCAATGAAGTTAGCTGACTATGTGGTAACAGAAGCAGGCTTTGGTGCTGACCTAGGTGCTGAGAAGTTTATTAACATTAAGTGCCGTAAAAGCGGTCTACGGCCTGATGTAGTAGTGCTGGTAGCCACTATCAGAGCAATTAAGTATCAAGGTAATTATACCAACTTAGATAGGCATATTACTAACATTAAGACGCAGTATAACCTGCCTTGCGTAGTTGCTATTAATCGTTTTAAAGATGACACTGATCAAGAGATTTCAGACTTAATAGCCTACATCAGTAACACATTTGACATTGAAGCAGTAGAGTGTACACACTTTGCCGAAGGCGGCGATGGAGCAGAGGAATTGGCACACGAAGTTATTATGGCAATTGATCAAAGTGTTCAGGCAATGGAGTTGACATATCGAGATGAAGATACATTATTATCTAAACTAAACAAAGTAGCTACACGGATATATAATGCATCGGGAATTAATATGGATGCTAAAGTATCAGCACACTTATATGAACTACAAAAGGACTACGGACACTATCCCGTTTGTATTGCTAAAACACAAAGTAGTTTCAGTGATGATCCCGCTAACAAATTAGCCGCAACATCTAAACATGTCTTAACAGTACGTGAGTTAAAACTGTGTACAGGTGCAGAATACATCGTAGCAGTCTGCGGTAACATTATGACCATGCCAGGCTTGCCAGCACGGCCAAACGCAGAAAAGATCTCAATTGGTAAGGATGGTCGTATAGAAGGACTGGATTAGTTTCACCCTACTACACTGCTAGTCTAGCTCCTTGTGTGGTAGCCTCAAAGCTCAATGTTTGATTACATTGAGCTTTTTTTTAGGTTGATTTACCTGAAATATTCTCGTATACTAATAGTATGACAGTTGCGTATACACATATTGAAGATTATTTAGAACTACTCGGTGGACATACACCTGGTACGTTGGTAATCGTTAATCCGCCTGAACCTCCTATTATTAATCTTGCACGTTATGACATTACAATTGTAGAAAGTATGAGCGCACATACCTACTGGGGCGGCGCTTTAACAGATAGACAAGCAGATCTTGCTGTGCGATTAGTACTTAAATATCGTAAGCAGTTTGCTCGCTATGGTATTGATGTTGCTCCGGCAGAGAATCCACAGTTTCGTAAACCAGTACGTGTGGTAAACAGATCAAAACAAATTTGGTTAGATGATGAACGCATTGGTGTACGCTTTCCCTACGACCTTCCTATGATTAAAGCCATACAAGAAGAACGAAACATAAGTCAAGGTAGTATGAAGTACAATCAAGAAGAGAAGGTTTGGTATTTGGCCATCACCGAATCTAATGTAAATTGGGCAGTAACCTGGGGTGAGATAAATCAATTTGAAATTGATCCACTAGTACAAAACTTGTTCAATTTAATTATGGAGTGTGAAGCTAGACCGTATGAAATTAAACTAGTGCAGACTGCTGATGGTTATGAGATTACCAACGCCGCTGATAGTTTAGTTGAATATATCAATACTAAGTTGGGTGGCTTTGGTCTAGACAACGGCATCACACTAATTGATAATTCTGGTGTGCTGGGATATACCTACGATGATACGCTAACTCGTCCTGCACTCCTGGATATATTTGGCTCCAGTCGTGATATACATTTACCAATGACAGATGATGCAATATCATTTTTATTCTCGTATGCTGAACTAACCAATCGTTATCCAGTTTGTATATACGATCCAACAATGACATCGATTGATTTAGATCTAAGTAGATTTAATGAAGATGAAATAGTGCGTTTTGACTATCGTGGTAAAACAAAGACTTGCGATTACAATATAGATTGTGTTAAAGTAGTATATGCGCACAAGATACCAGCAACATGGAATTACTCAATACCATTGTTGGTCTCCACTGTGGAAATGATGTACGGCGGCAAACGTATGGAATGGATTAACCAAGCAGAAAAGATAGCCTACTGCACCAATACCAAATTAAGAGAAAACGATTAATGGCAACCTGTAAAATTATAATTAAAGATGAAGTGAACTGTAAGTTAGATGGACTTGAACTTACAGAACGCAAGTATCTAGCCAACAAGTTTAAGTATGAAATCCCAGGCGCACGTTATCTACCAAGTGTACGTCTTGGTCGATGGGATGGCAAAGTGGCTTACTTTCAATTGGGCGGTAGCACATATACTAACTTGCTTGCCGAGATGTTGCCCTACATAGATGAACGTGGTTATAATATCGAACTTGAAGATCTACGTGACTATCGTACACAGTTTGATTTTGCGCAGGTAACAGAAGCTACGTTTGCACATAAAGTTTGGCCAGCTAAACATACAATTGCAGGTCAACCGGTCGTGCTCAGAGATTATCAAATTGAGATTATTAACAAGTTTCTTGAGAATCCGCAGTGTCTACAGGAAATTGCCACAGGTGCAGGCAAGACATTAATTACTGCGGCACTAAGTTATAGCTGTGAGCAGTATGGTCGTACAATAGTAATTGTACCAAACAAAAGTCTAGTAACACAAACAGAAGCAGACTATATTAACCTAGGCTTGGATGTAGGTGTATACTTTGGTGACCGTAAGGAGTTTGGACATCAACACACAATCTGTACTTGGCAAAGTCTAAACATACTACTTAAAAACACCAAAGCACACGAAGCTGACATTACTATAATGGAATTTTTAGAAGATGTTGTTTGTGTTATGGTTGACGAAGTACACATGGCCAAGGCAGATGCGCTTAAGACCTTGCTTACTGGTGTAATGGCACACATTCCAATTCGATGGGGATTAACTGGTACAATACCTAAGGAAATGTACGAATTTATGAGCCTAAAATGTTCATTAGGCGAGGTTATTGGACGTTTAAGTGCCAGTGAATTACAAGACCAGGGTGTACTTGCTAACTGTCATGTGAACATCTTACAGTTAATTGACCACGTGGAATATAAAGACTATCAAAGCGAACTGCGTTATCTATTAGAGACTGAAGCACGTTTAGATTACATAAGTAAACTAGTAGAAACAATACGTAAGACAGGTAATACACTTGTGTTAGTTGATCGTATTGCACCAGGCAAAGCATTAATTGAAAAAATTAATAATGCTGTGTTTGTTAGTGGAGGAACCAAAGCAGATGACCGTAAAGAAAGCTATGATGAGTTTGCAACCAGCGATAACTTCGTTGCTGTTGCCACTTATGGTGTTGCGGCTGTTGGTCTTAACATTCCTCGTATTTTTAATCTTGTGCTTATCGAGCCTGGTAAATCTTTTGTCAGGGTCATCCAGAGTATCGGGCGTGGCATTCGCAAAGCGGAAGACAAGGACTTCGTCCAAATCTGGGACGTAACATCAACTTGTAAGTTTGCTAAACGGCATCTTACAGTCAGAAAGAAATTTTATACAGAAGCAAACTATCCTTATGCGGTAGAAAAAACGGAGTGGAAGTAACACATGCACATCTTAACCTTAGAAAATCAAGCCTACGAAATGAACGAAATCCCCGACGAAGTTGAGGACTTACGTTTTGCAATATTAGATAACAGTGATCCAAAGAATCCAGACTACTTCTTTATTCCGTTAATCTTTTTAGAATCATTCAACAGTCCTGCATTGGTATTAAACATCGGCGGCAACATAGTAAAGATGCCTGTGGACTGGCAGGTGCTAATTGGTGAACCTGACATTGGTGATTTAGAAGTAATACCTTTGACTAGTATCAATGACCGTGGCTTTAGTGTATTTGCATTTAACCCATTGAGTAGTTTTAAACCGGAATTCTTTAAGATTGAGATTATTGATATCTATCAAGATGTTAAGTGGTACTTTCCTAAACTTAAACCTGGGCAGATGTTAGCAGTACCAGTTGAATCAGGCGATGCACCTTTATGTGCTTACTTTGTTAAGGACATTTCTAGACAAAGTGAAATTGTAGACTATAGTAAGATATGGTAAAAATTAATCCTGCATTAATTACTGACGACATGATGTATGAAGGCATCATATCAACAAACTTACCTCTAATAGAACAAGTAAAAGAAGATAAACTGTGGGGCGAGATGCGCCGCGTGGCTAAGACAAATACCTCTTTACAAGCCGCTCTTGATCATGCTATAATGATATATAAGTTAAGCAAGGAATATAAAGATGGCCTATAACCCAGCCCAATTTAAAGCAAAGAAAAAGCGAGCAGTAGATCCAAATGCCCCACCGCGCCCTAACCTGCTGTCGCATGATAAAGTTATCAGAGAACAAAAAGATGTTATTCTAAATTTGCAACTACAAATACATAGACAAGCCGAAGAATTAGAAAGTCTTAAGTACAAATACAATAACATGCAACAAAGCATAACTGGAATTCTTAGTTATTTGCGCAAAGGTAAATGATGAGCAGTAGTTTACAAATAAATGATGAAATGAGAGCATATGATCGCAAAGATCGTGCTTACTATGATAATTTCACTGACGAAGATCGTAAGAAGTTCAGTACCTATCTAATGCTACGCTATGGTGCTAGCGTCACAGGGTCAAGTGACCTACAGGCATATTATCTATTGGCAGTAAACGAACGTGTAAACAAAAATTTCTTTGACCTAAACAAACATCCAAAACTACAATGGTTATCATGTACAACTGTCAGTCCAGGCATGGGCGCACAAAGTCATTACTGGCAGGGTACTAAAAAGAAAGAAGGCAACAGCAAAGCATCAAAGTTTCTTGCTAAACTATATCCTAACCTACGTCAGGATGAACTTGATGTGATGGTGGCAATTAACGATACTAAAAGTCTTAAACTCTTAGGTCAACAGTTAGGCATGGATGATAAGACCATTAAGAAAGAGTTGGAATGATCAACGACATAGTATCAGCTTGGAATGAAGGTAAAACTAACATAGAAGCTACACCAACATATACTTGTAAGTATTGCTCGAAGGAATTTCGTAAAGAAAGTACTCTGGCTGCGCATCTGTGTGAACCCAAGCGTCGTTGGCAACAAGAAAAAGAAGTTGGGGTGCAGTTCGGCTTACAAGCATATCTACGTTTCTTTGAGCTAACGCAAGGTTCGGCTAAACTAAAGAGCTATGCTGACTTTGTTACAAGTCCATACTACACAGCGTTTGTTAAGTTCGGCAGACATATTATTGGTATACGTGCAGTAAACCCAAAAGCATTTATTGAATATGTAATTAAACAGAACAAGAAGATTGACAACTGGACACATGAAGTAATATACTTAGAATACTTGCATCAATACATGCGCAAAGAAGCAGTACAAGATGCACTTGAACGAGCACTAACGGAGATGCAGAATTATGTGGATGAAAATACGGAATTATTTCCAAACGGGTTTACAGACTATTTTAGACTGGCTAACGCAAACCGTGTTTGTCATCATATTGCAAATGGGCGTATTAGTCCTTGGATTGTGTTTAACTGCGATTCGGGCATTGCATTCTTGGATACATTGGGCGAAGAGCAAATTGCACAAATAATCTCAATGATTGATCCAGAGTATTGGCAACGTAAGTTTAAAGATTACCTAGCTGATACTGAATGGACTAGACAAATATTAACAGCCGCTGGACTATGACAATTAAATTTAAATCAGACATTGACATAGATTTTGCTGACAGAGATGAAGTAATTCGTTTACTTGATGTCACACCTGCTAGTATATTACGTGATGGTAAACTAGTACGTCACAACACAGGTGTGTATGCTACTGATGTTCCTGTGGATCCATTTACTGGGCAAGCAAGTTTAGATTATGACCTAGCTGAAGATAGAGGCTATGTTAAACTAGACTTTTTAAATGTCAATTTGTATAAGCAGGTTAAGGACGAAGAACATTTAGTTGAGCTTATGCAGGAACCGGACTGGACAAAGTTATATGACCCAGAAGTTTGTGCAAAACTAATGCATGTTAATGGGCACTATGATTTGTTATTACAGATGCCTGAACCTGTAGATACTATTCCTAGACTGGCTATGTTCCTAGCTATTATTCGTCCAGCTAAACGTAATCTAGCTGGCAAGACCTGGAAAGAAGTAGCGATGACTGTGTGGGATAAACCTACGGATGATACTTATTACTTCAAACGTGCCCATGCCGTTTCCTACGCACAACTTGTAGTCGTTAATATGAACTTACTGGATACGTCTTACTAACGTAATACTTCTGCGTTTACTTCTTTTCGACGCAATTTCTCTAAGACTTACATACGGCCCGTGTTGTATTACAACATCTTTGCTGTTGAATGTTTTTAAACAAACTCTAAACTCTGTCCAATCCTGCTTTAAAAACACGTTAATGGGTATAAGCCTGTTACTTTCCCACCACCACTGATCTGCCATAGCTAAAAACACTGTTTTTTGCTCTAATGTACGCAATGCAGCAAAGTCATATATAGTGGTGATGAATTCATCTGCATTTTGAACAATGCCAATATAATCATTTCCCCCATACGTTATGAACGATAGGAAGGGATATTGATCAAGTAAAACCTTGTGACTGTCTTCCATTAGAATCCGTATAAATATGTGATAAGGGATAAAACACAGTGCCACTCATCACAAGTTATTTATATGAAAATATTATAGAGGTTCAGGTTCTAGATGATGATCCCACAATTAAAACAAGGAATAGAATCGTGTATAGCAGACCAGTGAAAGTTTATAAGAATATCGATAATATTATCACAATTCAATTCAGAAACAACGACCAAAAGCCTGCTAATGTTGTAAGTAGATCTTTTACATTTGCACTGACAGATAGCAATGTAACGGTATGGTCGACTACTGCTAATATTTCAAATGTAACTACTGCGGTTGGCACGGTTACATTGGACCAAGCAAACGTTGCGAACCTAATACAAGAATACTACAATTACACAGTGAGCTACACTGGGACAGCAGTGGGTAACTTAACACTACCTGCATACACTGATGACAATTGGGGTGCGGTTGGACAAATGCAAGTTATCTCAAACGTTTATTAATCAAAATACTTGACTCGCAGTAACAACTAGCATATAATATAGTATATGCTGAATATCATCTCTGACTTTATTAAAAGTATCCTGCCTGCAAAGCGTAAAACAACTCCTAGCGGTTGGATTAGCTTTAATGCACCTTGCTGTATACACAACGGTGACTCAGCAGATACTAGAGGTCGTGGTGGCTTAACTGCTAACGCAGATGGTAGCGTGTCATATCACTGTTTTAACTGTAACTTCAAAGCATCGTATCAACCGGGTAGACATTTAACATTTAAGTTTCGTAAACTATTATCCTGGATGGGTGCAGGTGATAGCGATGTTAAACGATTGGTAATTGAAGCTATTCGTATCAAAGACCTAGTAGCACCAGAGCAGGTTAAAGACGAACCAGAAGAAAAGATTGAGTTTAAGGTTCGTGAACTACCCAAAGATGCGCTTAGTTTTCAACAGCTACTTACACATCACATATTAGATGACTTTAATAATGTTCC